ACATCACCGAGATGGGCGTGCGTGGCGTGATCTCCACGTGGGCTCTGCTGGCGGGGCTGCCTCAGCGCATGATCAGCTATGACATCGTGCATGTGGACACGAGCCTAGTAGCTGAGCACGCGGCATCCGCTGGCATCGAGTATGAGTTTCGCCGGGCCGATGTGCTGACGATGAGTGTGATCGAGGAGACCGATCTGCTATTCATCGACACGTTGCACACCTACGCTCAGCTCCGCGGCGAGCTGGCCAAGCACGCTGATCGTATAAGAAAAAATGGCGTGATTATCTTACACGACACCGTAACTTACGGGCATCAGGATGAGCCTATCTACCCTCATGCCTCGCCACTGGCTAGGCCGACCTATGCGGGCAAGTCAGGGCTCCTGATGGCTATTGACGAGTTCATAGATGCAAATAATAAATGGCGGATCGAGCTGATCCGCCAGAACAACAATGGTCTCACCGTGCTGCGTCGAGACTAGGTATCTAGGAGATTCTGCGTCTCGGTATCCATGACTTCACAGTGCAGGTCGTAAAGCGTGAGCATCTCATGCGCAAGGCTGAGCGCCTCATCTTTGTCCGCCATGGTCGTGATGGTGGTGTATCGACCCTCGCCCTTGGTCTCGAGGCTAGGTACCAGCAGAGCATAACGATGCTGATGCTCAGTGCCATCATCCATCGAATAACGAAATAGCCGATTGAGTAGCCTCCTGATTTCTTTCTGGTATGCGCTGATCTGCTTGTGAAGCACATCAACGACATCGATGCCCTTGTTAATTTGCCCGATGTGGCGCTCGAGTTTCATGACTCGCTGCTGCGACTCGATCAGTAGCTGTAGGTGCGTCATGTGCTGCCCTCGTAGGTATCGATTAGCATATTGATGCACTGCACCGATTTGCGCAGATCCTCGATGCCATTCTTCTCGGTGTGCCGCCACAGATATTTGGCCGCACATCCTGCTAGGTAGGATCGATAGCCAGCAAGGCCAAGCCCTGCCCGCTGCGCGGCAGCACAGTCGATGTTGCTGCCGTCTCGAGGTCGATAGTGATCAGGGCTAATCGGATCGCTCATCTAGGTACTCCTTGACCCACTCGTAGATTAAGTGCTTGGTATCTTGCATCGCATCAGACACGCTCTCAAGCTCGGCCTTGAGTTCTTTCATTTTGCGATACCAATTTACGTCCATGCTCATGATGTCCTCCTCAGCCTAGGATCTCACGTACAAGCCAGACGCACCAATAGAGAGTCCAGCCAAGGGCCGCGGCTAGCAGCCCGACGCCGCACCATGCAAGCGTCTCGTCATATCGTGTCGGTGGTGAGCGCTCATCCATTATCGGTACCTCACGCATGCATACCAGCCGTTGCGACCCCTGCTCACCGCAATCTCAATCGGTGTGCGCTGCCCGTAGTAGCAGCAGTTACGTATTGCCTGCTGCGCACTGACTGCTGAGAAACCGACGCCCTCATAACGGTAGCTGCCGCCACGATGCGCCATGCGTCCCTGGGCCGCGCTCATGTTTGCGCTCTGCTGAGCTGACTGGCCAAATAATAGAATCGAGCAAATAGCGTAGATCATCCTAGTGCCTCACGAGCCCAATCTTGAATCATCTCCGTGCCCATTGCGCGGAGAGTGCAGTTCTTTTTAATCGCTGCCCGCAGTCGAGCAGCAGCCTCAGCCTCATCGAGCAGCCACTGGATGTCCAGCTCGGTCAGCTCTTCGCCAGCGACAAAAGCCTTGTTGATATTCTGCCAGATGCTCATTGGTTTATCCTCACGCCGTCATAGCACGTCTCGCAATAAGGCCTCATGTTGCCACCGATGTCTGGCAGGCGACCACGCATCAGGGGCAGAGTACCACCACCTCGCGCCAATGTCACTAGGCTGGCGCTCATGGCAGTGCCACACCGGGCACAATCGAGCAGCTTGGTGTGCATCGGCACATGCCATATCCGCCCGTCATTGCCACGCACCTTAGTCGTTATCGGTACAATCTTCATTCCATTTCTCCATTGTTAGGATCATCTCGATCCATGCCATCTCGATCGCCCAGGCATCGCACATCACTGCATTGCTCATCTGTCGTATCCTCCCTGCCAATGGCCCAAGTCCGTGAGACATGCTCAGGCCAAAACAAAATAGGCTCTCCTGCCTTAGCTGTGCGGTTGAGCTGCGTGCTCAGCTCGCGGGCAACCTCCTCCGTAAGGTTGCTAATCATGGCCCACTGGCGACCACGATGATCGACCATTACTTGCCATAGAGGGCGCATGTTGAATTACCCAAAGTGATTAAAGATACGTCTGATCACATAGCTACGCAATAATGAGATTAGCGTGAAAACCAATCCGATCATCATGTTTTTCTTAAATGAAACATTAATACCCATTACAGGAAAAACGATTAACTGCGTAAGAACCGCGCACCAATACCCGATCAAGATATTGGTGGCGGATTCAATGAGGCTAGTAAATTTACTCTGGCTCATCGGAAGCAGCGCAATCAATTAAATCTAATTCATTATCAATGGAATCAAATAATCCTTTAGACTTTGTTTTTATTGCATTCTTCAAATTGGCGCATGCTTGTTTCCAATAAGATTCTTTGAGTTCGATTCCAATAAACTTACGATCCATTGACAGACTCACATAGCCTTCTGATCCAATGCCACCAAATGGCGACAGAATAAGATCATTCGGATTGCTATACATTCGCAAAGATCTTCTTATGACTTCAAGCTGCAATGGGCAAATATGCCTTTCGTCATTGTCTTCGCGTGCGCTCGCTTTTTGTAGTGTGTTTGATGGATTAATGTCCATCCAAATAGGCGATGCGATTTTCTGCCACTCAAGAACAGGAAAATCTTTCGGGTCATGTTCAACCGGATTTGCATTTACTCCAGGCTTTCTCAATGTCACTAGGTAATCTGGTATGCCCTGACGACTCATGCATGAGTCCTTCTTTAATTGTTTCCACAACAGGCCAATAGCTTTAGTGCGTTGCATGGCAACCACGGGATCTTTCCAGATGCAAACTTCCGAATGGTATACCCATCCTTCTTCAACGTGGATCCTAATTAATTCTCCTCGAAAATCACGCAAGCCAATCTCACCGTGAGATCCCTTGAATGATGGAAGATTCATGCAGTGGAAGCTAGTCAATCGACCCGGCTTGGTTACGCGAAATATTTCTTTAACTAGGAAACGATAATGAGACAAGAATTCATCATCGTTCTTTGTATTGCCCATGTCACGAGTAGATGCGGAATACGTATATAGACTGGCAAACGGAGGGCTGTAAATTGAATAGTCGATCGAATTAGAAGAAAGCGTTTTGGTTTCTTCAACACAATCTCCTAATCGCATTTCCCAATTCTTGTCGCCATCAAAGTCTGTTCTAAAATCCACTTGCAACCGATCCTTTCTGTTGAGTTCAATCTCGGTAAATACGCTAGTCTCACGAATCATTTCCAGCGCCATTGCTTTAGCTTGCTTATCTTTTCTCTCAATGTTGGCAACCACATTGCCTTCAATGTCAGCGGCAACAAAATAAATATGTACATCTCTTTTTTGGCCAAAACGCCAACAGCGGCGAATTGCTTGATAGACTTGCTCCCATGAGTCATTGAGACCAACAAAAACCATTCTGGCGCAGTGCTGCCAGTTCAGGCCAAAGCCGCACATTGAAGGTTTACTAATCAAAACCTTGATCTTCCCATTTGCAAAATCGCGAAGGATCTCTTCTTTCCTTTCTTCCGTTTGATTACCGCGCAACTCAACTGCGGATGGTATCGCCTTGGCAAGAGCTTCCGATTCGCCATTTAAATGGCACCATACAACCCACGTCTCATTGGGATTAGCATTGACAATTTCTTTAGCCTTATCAACACGATCGCTAGTAGTAATCCGTTTTGCCTTGAGTCGCTCTTGCAATGTTTGTGCCTCAAGAACAAACAATTCTCCAGGCATCTTCTGGTCGCTGGTAATCATTGCCAAATGCTGTTCTAGTTTTGGCAAAACATGCATTGATCCGTCATAACCTAGATCAGATGGCGACTGCAAAAGGACTGCCCATTCACATACCCATTTCCAAAAATGAGTACCAGCATGGCCCTTTAATCGCCATTTCTGCGTTTCCGCTCCATCATGCACAAAATATGTTGCAAGCATTTCAGCGCGCGAACAAACGCCTAGGAATTCGGCATGTGACGCCAATTCCATCCAATCGTTTGGAGCAGGAGTGGCTGTTGATGCGAGGCGAAACTGAATTGATTGCGAGAAGTCAATCAATTCTTTTTTAGTGCCTCCATCATGATGCTTAATGATTGATGACTCATCGAGCACAATACCGCCAAACATTCCACCGTTTTGGAATCTAGCCAACTTGGCATAATTGGTGACATAGATAATTGGCTGGTCGCATTCAATTGGCGAAGATGCGCGCTGCGCATGCAAGCCGAATCGTTCGGCTTCGGAAACAATTTGATCAGCGACTGCTAATGGAGCCAGAATCAAAACAGGCTTGCCAGTGTATTTTGCTACGGCATTAGCCCAGACCAATTCCATGATTGTTTTTCCGAGTCCGGTACCTGCAAAAATACATGCTCGACCTTTTCGCAATGCCCACTTTATTATTGCCACTTGATAATCAAATAGCTCTTCAGGCATTTCCGATTCGGGCACTGATTCAAATTGAACTAGCTTCTGTTTGCTAGCCAAGAATTCTTCATAATCCATATTGCAACCCTACTTCTCTATCCCATCAAACAACCGCAAAAGCGCGGCATCTCACGCCCCACCTCCGACAGTGGGCTAGTGTCCGATCACACACGTGAGAGCGATAGGTGACCGGGTACCTACCGCACCCCCGAAGCCCCGGCGCAGAACTTGGCTTAATGCGCC